CTGGGATGTGTCCTTTTAATTTGTCTAAATTCATATTTTTAATTTTTAACTTACTACTACTCTACCTTGTATATCTGTGTTAGGGAATCTAACTTCAAATATAGCAGGGTCTAACGAAGGATAAATATTGTTGTTTTTAGTTGCACCTGCAATATCATATCCATATTGAGAATAATCTCCTCCCTGTTTATTTGTAACTTCTAATTTAACTACAGATTGTACTCCTCTAACTTGTAATAATTTATTTTGAATATCCGATAAAGAAAGTGGTTGGTTTATCTGCCAATTATCTATACTAAAATAGTCTTTTAAAGAAGAAATACAAGCTGTTAAAATATCTTTATTTGAATAACCACTTAGAACAGTAATATCAAAATTAATTCCTATATTAATGTAATATGCATCTCTAATATTAATGGCATCAGTAGCCATTCTATATTGATTAAGATAAGTTACTAAATTATTTTTTAATGTTGTTGATGCTGTTATTAATTGTTTATTGCTATTATAAGATAAAATATATAAATCTAAAGCTAAAGGATTATTTTGTTGTAATGTAGTTACTGTTTCTTGGGGATTAGAATATAAATCTTGTGAAATATAAGCTTTAGACACAGCACCATAATCAGCAGGCATTGATAATGCTCTTACTATATAATCATCTTTAGTTACAGCTCTTAATTGAGTTGAATAAGAATATAAAGCATTTTGTCTAATTTCTTCAACAGTATCTCCATCTCTACCACCAACTGCGGGAAAAGGATTATTAGAAGCAATACTTGATTTTACAAAATTTGCTGTAATTCCTGTTATTCCACTTGGGAAAGTTACATTGGATGTATCTATGATTGTTAAGTCATCAACAACAACATTTGAATTTATACCACCACCAACTAGATATTTTACTGTTAATGAACCTGAAGGTATTAATCCGTATTCTTGAGTATAGAATACAGAAGCTTCATTATAATTATTGTTTATTAAAGAAATACCAGGTACTGAACCATATATTATATTTTCAGCTGTTGGGATGATTTCGCTATCTTTATTTGAAGTTAAACCTGCTCCAAATTCTAATTGTAATGTATTATCAGATAAAATTCTAGAAACAAAACGTTTAGGCACTCTTTGTAACTGTAATAAATAAGGAACTTGATCTGTACTATAAGTTGGATTAGCTATCTTTTTAAATATAGAAGATTGAGCTAAATAAGGAACTTCATACCAAATATCATTAATACCTCCACTTCCAGTTACGTTTAATATTTGTAAAATATTAGTATCAACAATATTAGCAGTTACAAATTTTTGATTTATACCAACATTAATTGTTGTTTCTTTTACTTCAGTTGAAATAGCAGGAACTGATTTTTTTATTAGGTAATATTCATTACTAGCATATGTAATTTCAGCACTACCTGTATTGGTAAAATCAATTTGTTCTGTAGTTAAAAATTTAATTCCTGTGGAAGTTGAAGTTAAGACTGTATTAGCTGGTATTATTAAACCATATTGGGTATAATCTGGAGTTGGATTTGGTGTACCGGATGAAGTAGGTAATAATTGGTATATATCAACTGTAGTATTTGCTGCATATGATGCTTTAGGGCGATAACCCATTACATATGCTTGAGCATATAAGTTTTCTTTTTCCTTAGCATATAATAAGAAGTTTTCTTGTGTTTGAGTATCTAAATAAAACGACATTGCATCACCTACATACGCTGCCATTTCAATAAACATATTGCCTGGAGTGGCTTCTGAAAAATCATTATATGTGTTGGGGAAATATGTTTTAGCGTATTGTTGTAATGCTGATTTAAAATCTCCAAAGTCTTTATTTAAATACGATATGTTTTTATCTTCTGCCATTATATTAATTAAATTGTACTGTTACTTGATCAGCATTGTTTGATATATTTAGTATATAACTTATAGTTACATCTATTAAATTGTTATCCCTATTAGAAACTACATCAATACTTGATACTGTTATTTCAGGTATATAAAGTGATATACTATTATTAATACTAATTTTTAAATCACTAATATTATTTTCATTTATACCTTCAAATAAAAAATTTTTTAATTCACACCCAAAATTTGGATTCATTATCCTTTCACCCACACTAGTTAATAATAGATTAATTAAATTGGATTTAATTTGATCTTTAGTAGTATAAGTACTATTAAATACACCAGGACCATTAAAAGGTAGTGATACCCCAATAGCAATATTCTTTTGTAAATCTAACGGATTTACACGTATCGTTTGAGGTATTGGCATATTAATCTAATTGTCTTAATCCTGATCTGTCCATTGGTGTCATATTAGCAGCAGCATCAGCAATAAAAGCAGCAAATGGATTTACTTTCTCACCAGTAGCTTCATCAACGGCATCAATAACTTTTAACTGTTGTTGTGGTTGTTGGAAACCAAAGGCTTCACCCATTTTACTACGTAATGATGCTCTAACGTCTGGGTTACCAGGCATTACATCAGTGCTAGTATAACTCATTGCTTTACCTTCACGCAATGCTTTTTTCTCTTGTTTAGCCATGTGCTCTTCAAGAATGTATGGTAACTCTTCATGAATAGCATCAACTACGGCTTCTTTAATTAATTTTTTAAATACTTTGATGTTCATAATTATAAATATTTTATCCTTGTAAATTTCGTTGATCGATAACTAATTTTAATTGTTCAATAAGATCATTAGGATCTAAAGTAAATGAAAAATCACTTTTTAATATTTCGGTGCCATCACGATTAACGGCAACGGCATATCGGCGTTTATTACCTTTAACAACTTGTGCTTGTTGTGCACCTAATGTTTGTTCTTCTTTAATTTTAAATTTAAATCCCTTGTATGGTTCAAAATCATCATTTCGTTTATCACCGCTAAATGTATTAATTAAATTAGTAAATTGTGTTTGGTCTAGATTAATTGATGATTGGATATTTAGTAATGCTGTTATTTCTTTTAATCTTTCAATTAAGTCGTTTAACTTTGATATTTCATTTTCTAATATAGTAACAGCAATAACCGTTATTACATTTAGTGAAACGATTAATTTAGATGCTTTTTCTAATGATTTAACTATTCTCATAATTAAACTTACCGGAATACCAATACCAGGTGGAACTGCTGTTGGAATAGGAATAGCAGAAAGAACAGCTACTATTGCAGTGAATATAGAAATATATAAATTTAATTGAGTTAATATTTTCTGTATATCAGATAATTTTCTAATACTGTTGTTAATTGTTGTAATAGCATTATTTCTTAAATTAGTAGCAACTGTAATTGTTTCTGGGGTATTAGCTTGTTCAATATAAATATTTACTTGGTCAACTAATTTTTCTAATTGTGCTCTTTGAGATAAAACAGCAGCAAATTTATTAGCTAATCCAAGAGCAATAACAGGAGCTAAAGTTTTAGCAGCATTTTTAAGAACTTTTTTAGCTAAATCTTTTCTTGCTTTTGCTCGTTCAGCTTTATTTTTTTTTCTTCTTCTTAACTTTTTTAACTTTAATTTATTTCTATTTTCCTTTATTTTTTTTAGAGGATCATTAATTAAAGCAGCTAAATCTCTAGTAAGTTTTTCTTTTAATTTTTCTAAATCCCCTATTTTTTCATTGTAGGATTCATTTTCTTTTTGAACAGCTAAGTCGTATTGTTCTTGAGTTATTTGTTTTTCCTTTAATAATACCTCTAAACGTTTTAACTCTGTATTATGATCAATGCCTGCTTTAATAGATAATTTTGCAATTTCTTCTATTTGGTTTTTTAACTCTTGAATTTTTCCTAAAGCAGAAGAAATTATTTTTTCCTTAGCTTTATCAACTAATTGATCTCCAAAAGCTTTAATTTTTTGAGGATTTTTAGCTAATTCAATAGTATTTTTAGCAAGTGCAGGTGATATGTTTATATTAGTAGGCATTATGCTGTAAAGTTTCTTTGTGATAGTATTTCTTCTAAGTTACTATTAATTCTATCTATACTATTTAATAAATCTTCAGCAGCCATGTTTATATCAGCAGCAGGTGCCCCTTCAGGACTACCTATAACTGTGGCTAGAGATGTACCAAAGCTATATAACCCGTCAAGTAAAGTTTCTAACACAGTAAGTGTTTTATTGCCCAATAATATAGGTTCTGTTGGTAATTGATTATTTATAGTACCTAAAAAAACCGTATTACTATTAAGATGAACTCGTTCATTAGCATTTAAATTAATAATATTTTTAGTATTTAATTCAATATTTGATTTAGCAAAAATCATTACTTCATCTCGTTTAGAATTTAATACTACTCTATCACTATTAATAATAACTTGAGAATTAAAGTATTTTGAAACATCTAAAGGATTAGTAAGTGGATTTAAAACACCATTTTTATCTGTTTGTAAAGGAAGTTTTTGGGTTGATGTAAGATAAACTGAAGATAAATCTTCGTTTATTTTTTCAACATGAAATCTTTCATCAGGATTATATTTAAAACCATTTGATAATATAGTAATAGGACTATCGTCTGTCCCTACATCGCTCCATTCATTTAGATTACTAAATAATTTGGTTGTCGTTCCAAATCGTAAAGCATTTCCTTGTCTACCTTGTATTATATGATCTCCTTCAAATGAAAGTAAAGATTTAATATTAGGATTCTCAACAAATGTAAGTCCTAAACTAGCATCTTTATCTGATGGTTGACTATTTTGTTGGTTATTACCCCATAAATTAATTACACTAGTATAATATTTAGCAAAAGAGGTATTGGATATTTGTGATACTGGGGATGGTAAGTCTACTAATAAAACAAGTTCTCCTAGTAAAGGATAAAATTGGGATTGAGAGTATAATGGTCTAGCCATTTTACATTTATCAAAAAATTCATTATCAATATTACCTACTATATTTTTAGCTTGAACATAATCAATATAAAAAATAGTACCTATACCATTAAATCCACCTGCTTTTTTAAACATAGCAGCTGTAGGAGTATTTTCAGTAGTAACTACTCCATATACCTTTCCAACTTGAGATTTTTTAGGTACTTGGGAGTTATTCTTACCAATGGAAGAAACAACGGATGATAGGTTTTCTTTTACTCTCATTTAAGCTTGATATTGAGTAGCTTGTTGTAATAATTTTTGTCCTTGTTCTTGTACATCTTTTTGCTCAGCTAATAAAGCTTCGATCTCAGTCATATCAATTAATGATTCTGGAGATGATGAATTACTAGTGGCAGCACGTTGTGCAATAGCTGCCATTTTTACTAATTGTTCGTTATTTTTTACATTAACATCAATTAAATCTTTAACAACAGGCATTAAATTTGTTGCGTTCCCCACGTTAGCGGTCGCCATTGGTTTCATAGTATTAATAAAATCCTCGATTTTCTTATCAATATCTTTATTGTTCTTGTGTATCTGCTTAAACAGGTCCGATAAGGACATACCGTCAAATACTTCTACATCATTAAAATTAGCCATAATTGCGTTTATCAATAAATATGAATAATTAA